TTACCTTTGGTGTAAGACAAATCACCGAAGAAATCGTTGGACAATCTGCTCCATTATGTGAAGATGGTTCACCAATCTATGTTACCGTTGAATCAATCAAAGCACCAACCAAAGGAATTCAAGTTGGACCATTTAAGTTCAAACAAAAGAAAACTTTGGTAACGGTAAAAGTTGTGAAAGATGGTGTTGAAACTATTGGAATAGGTTCAGCAAAGATGAATGTATCAGCAACGCTTCTTCAACTTCAAGATGAGAACTTACCATTTGAACAAACCGAATTTTCGGTTGCAATGAAAAAAGCAATTGAGGATGCGTTGGATTAGTTATTTATATAATACTTATTAAAAAATTATAATCTATGGCAAAGGCAACTGGTTCAAGTATTGCAACTCCAAAAAAAAGTAGACCTGGAGTTCACGCAAAAACAAAAACATCTCGTTCTAAGAATTCTACTAATTATAAAAAGAAGTATAGGGGACAGGGTAAATAACCCTACCCCTTACTTTTTAGTTTATTGATATTTATATATTGAACAAATATTGATAAACATTATGTCAACAGATTTCGAATTATTTCCTGGTAAGAACCTTAGTGGATTGTTTCAGGATATTTACAACAATCAAATTAACAAAAAGAAACACATTTCTGAAGTAATTCATGAAATGAGAAATGCTATTCGTCATGCGGGTGATATGGCAATTATTGGACCTATCATTAAAGATTTGATTGATACCTCAGTTCGTAATGATGAGCAATTATTAAAACTGGCAACTATTGCACAGAGAATTGTAGCATCAAATACTAAATCCGAGGGAGAAGATGGATTTTTAACTAAAGAAGAAAGAGAACAACTCTTGCAGGAGATTCAACAAGTTGAAGATGAAATCAATGACAATGGTAAAATTGAAGAAATTAAATCTAAAGTAGAATAGCATGCCATTAGGTAATAGTAGAGTAAGTAACGTACAGGGTTCATCTAATTTTTCAGGATTATCATCATCTGATATCCAAGTTGGGTATGTCTATGATGTTATCTTAGATGAAAACAACGAAGGTATCTCTACACTCGATAGAAGGGATGAAGCAGCAATTTATGTGGGTGCGATTAGATTTAGAAGCCAAGGAAACCTAAACTCTGCAGAAGATAAACTTGATATTGCATACCCATCTCTAAATGTAACATCGTTACCAACTCGAAATGAGGTAGTAAAAATAATCAGAAACCCATCAGGAGGATATATTTATGAAAGAACGGGTTTCACAGTTTCTCCAAATACAAACGCAGAAGAAGATACTTTATCCAGAAACTTTGGAGAAAAAGAATCCGATACTCCAAACGCAGCAAATTACTCAAAAACATCGCAAACAGGAATTGTAAGAAGTTCTGCAGGCAATAGTGGTGATACCGATGGATATGGTGATTACTTTGAAGCAAACAATGGAATACATAAGTTAAAATTATATGAAGGCGATACGTTAATAGAATCGCGATTTGGTCAAACATTGAGATTTTCAGGATATAATAATCCCGAGAATGATTTTTCTCCAACAATAATTTTAAGAAATGGCGAAAACCCAGCAACGATTGATGAAGAAAACTCGATTAATACAACCGTTGAAGAGGATGTAAATAGAGATGGTAGCATTATATTATTAGGTTCAGGACAATACAAACTTCCATTCCAACCTGGTACAGTTGATGATAATGGTAGTTCTGATTTTGAAACCTTACCCGATTCATTTAAAGATTACCCATCCGAATTATTAGGAAATCAACTATTACTTAATTCAGGTAGAATAATTCTTTCCGCTAAAAACGGAGAAATGATATTTTATTCTAAAAAGAATTATGGATTTATTTCTGATGGGGGATTATCAATTGATAACGCATTTGGTATTGATGTAAATGTAAATGATGATATTAATATCACTACTAACGATAGAGATACTAATATTAATAGTGGTAATGGTAAGATTAATCTTGGTAATACATCATTAGAACCGATTGTAAAAGGTGATACTTTAGTTGATTTATTATCGCAATTAATTGATGCAATAACTCAACAAGTTTACCTAACTCCTGCAGGACCAAGTTCAACAGGACCAACCAATATTGCCACTTTTAACAAGATAAAAAATCAATTAAAGACTGCGTTAAGTGAACTTAATTCTACATCCTAATGTCTTGGCAGTTATTCAAAACAAATATAAAACGAAGATGGGATAGACCCGATACGATTAATGATATCGATGAGGTAGCAGAATTGTGGGCAACTGAATATGAATCTGCAATAAAACGTGGTAGGGATTCTGCAAATCTTGTAACATTACAAACTGGTAATAAACAAGGAATGCAGACTTTATTTAGATTAGGATTACAAGTGGGTTCATTGAGTAATTCACCATCGTTTAATTTAATAAATGAATTTGGTAAGGGGGTAATAACGTATTGGACAGGTGGAATTATGAATCCATTTCCTATTCCGTTAGTACCTGCACCTGGTTCTATACAAAATATAGCAGTAATTAGTAATAATGTAACAATACCAGGTACATGGTCTCCAGCACCACCGATACCACCATCATCTACAACTGATATTTTTATTGATACATTTATAACATTTGCAACAATACATCTATCAACGGTTCAGGGATTGATAAGTACAACATCACTTTATCCAGCTGCACCAACCCCAATACCAGGGCCAGGAGTGATACCTTGGTTTGGTTATACGGTGTAAAGTTAAAAAAACCCAAATCAAATATTTATAGAGAAAGGAAAACAATACAACAAAATGGATACTGATAAATTAGTAAAGGCAATTCAAATTATTGTAAAAGAAGAATTAAAGACAATCGTTCCTAAATTGGTAAAGGAAGGTGTAAAAAGAGAAATGAAAACTCTCTTACGAGAAAATAAAGAAATAAGAGAAACTCTTAAAAAAACTCGTCAACCTCAACAACCAACTTTTATGAATGAATCTTTAGTTGAAAATACCACTCAACAACAAAGACAGTTGAGTAAGAATCCAGCATTAAATGAGGTTCTTAATCAAACAAGGGGATTTAGTGATTCTTCACAAACTCCATCTTATGCTGGAGCACCAACTGAAGTAAGTTCAGGTACAATGAGTTTAAACTCAAATGTTGCAGCAGGTGGAGTGGATGCAATGAGAGCTCAAATGGCAGCAAAAATGGGATTATCCGATATGGGAATGGGTTCTCAACCAACAGGTATGGGAGTTCAAACAGGAAACCCTGGATTAGATAAAGCACTTAATAGAGATTATAGTGGTTTGATGAAAGCAATAGATAAAAAGAAAGGTCCGTTTAGACCAGGAATGTAATTATGGCAATAGTATTAGGACAAAAGAATATAAAAGATACCGAATCGTTTAAGGATTATGCGATTGGGATTACTTTACCTATTCAAATAACTAATACTGCATTTGCTCAATCGTTCACAACAACTGAACAGGTTTCATCGAATATTAAAAACTTACTTTTAACCAAAAAGGGAGAACGTATTTTACAACCTGAATTTGGTAGTGGTTTACAGGAACTATTATTTGATTTTAATAACGATGAATTACCTACAAGAATTGAGGATACAATTACCGAAGCATTAGAACAATGGTTACCTTATGTTACAATTGATAGTATTGATGTTGAACAAACTGATTACTTAAAAGATAGAAACCGAGCAAATGTTTCGATTAAATTTAAAATCGGAGATGATGTTCAATTAAATGAGGTAACGTTTACTATATAAGATGGCAATAACAAAGATAAATAAAAACTTCAAGAATAGGGGAAAGGATATTAAGTATCTTAATAAAGATTTTCAATCTTTTAGAAATAACTTAATTGAGTTTGCTAAAACATATTTCCCACAAACCTATTCTGACTTCAATGAATCATCACCAGGTATGATGTTTATTGAAATGGCATCTTACATAGGTGATTCACTATCTTACTATGTTGATGATACTCTTAAAGAATCCTTAATGGTTCATGCAGATGATATTGAGAATGTAATATCACTTGCACAATATTTAGGTTACACACCTAAAGTAACATCACCATCGGTAACTACTATTTCAGTTTATCAATTAGTACCCGCAATAGGTTCAGGTGCAAATAACACTTATGATGAAACTTACTTCTTACGTATTAAAGAAGGAATGCAAGTTGAAGCAGAAAATGGTACTAACTTTATTACTCAAGATGTAGTAGATTTTTCGGATGATACTGATAGAGAAATTACTGTTTACCAACGAGATGGTGATACGGGAGAAATTACATTTTACTTAGTTAAAAAACAAGTCAAAGCAATTTCTGCAACTATCGAAGAGGCAGAATTTGATTTTGGAACATATGAAGCATTTAGAACTATCGATTTAGGTGCAACAAATATTATAGATATTTACGATGTAAGAGATGGTAACGGAAACAAATATTATCAAGTTCCATATCTTGCTCAAGAAATGGTATTTACGGATTATCCAAATACGGAAGTAAATGACCCCGATTTATATCAATTTAAATCAACCGTACCTTACATTCTTGAAACAATTAAAACATCAAGAAGATTTGTAAGAAAAGTAAATGGTGATAGTACTACAACAATTCAGTTTGGTGCGGGAGACCCATCTGCAAATGATGAGGTATTAATTCCTAACTTAAAAAATGTAGGTTTAGGATTACCAAACTCAATTAGTAGATTAGAGGAATCATTTGACCCAACAAACTTTTTAAAAACTAAATCGTATGGTACATCACCTTCAAATACAACAATTACTGTTAAGTATTTAGTTGGTGGGGGTATTGAATCAAATGTTGCTAAAAATACGATTACACGTATTACAAACGTAGAATATGATGAGGATACTGTATTATTTACTCCAGCACAACTTGGAGTGTACAACTCAGTTAAAAACTCAATAGCAGTAGATAACGAAGTTCCTGCAACTGGTGGTAAGGGCGGTGATACCATCGAAGAAATTAGACAAAATGCTTTGGCAAACTTCGGTTCTCAAAATAGAGCAGTAACCTCCAAAGATTATCAAGTAAGAGTTTTGGCAATGCCATCCAAATATGGTTCAATTGCAAAAGCATATGCAACTGCAGATGGTACATTAGATAATAATTCACCATCATCAATACTTGCATCCCCGAAAGCATTAAATGAATTTACTGATTTAGTTCAATCATTTGTAGATAAACCTGAAAGTGAAGAACCTAATAGAGAAAGTATTCAAGAAGAAATTAGAAAATTCTTAGTTGGTAAAACATCAAATGAAAATGAAAAAAATAATCCATTCGCAATTAATCTTTATTTGCTAGGATACGATTCAAATGGTAAGTTAGATGTATTAAATAGAGCAATAAAAGAAAATCTAAAAACATATCTAAATGAATTTAGAATGTTAACTGATGGTATTAACATCTCAGATGGATTTATTATTAATATTGGAATTGATTTTGAAATTATTACACAGCGAGATTATAACAAAAGTGAAGTTCTTGTCAATTGTATTCAAGAATTAAAAGATTATTTCCAAATTGATAATTGGACATTTAATCAAACAATTAATATAAGTGAATTAGAACTTTTAGTTGCAAATGTTGAAGGTGTAAGTTCAGTACCTGAGTTTAAAATTTTAAACAAATGTGGTGGAAACTACTCACCTAATTCATATGATATTAACGCAGCAACAAAGGGTAAAATTTTATATCCTTCATTAGACCCATCGGTCTTTGAGGTTAAATTTCCTGATGCTGATATACGAGGAAAAGCGAAATAATGGGATACTATTTTCTTACAGCATCAAAAGATGCATCGGTTTACCTTCAACAACCTGACCAAAATACAGGATTGGATGAAGTATTAGAAGTGAGTAAAGTGTACTATGGAAACATCAAAGATGTATCCCGTGCTATTTTACAATTTGATACAACTAATCTTTCATCATCAATTGCATCGGGTGATGTTGAAATGGAAGAAGCAACATTAGTATTAAGAGAAACTGAATCAGAAGAGTTACCTCTTGATTTTACTTTATATGCATATCCTATTTCACAATCATGGGAAATGGGTAAGGGTACCCGTTTTGATAATATTGAAACCGCAGGTGTAACTTGGAATTATCGAGAAGGCGATTCTAACTTACGATGGGTAACTACAATAAATAATGGAATCCCTGTATTTGCAGGAACTTCAACAGGTTCATTTGCTGGTAGAGGTGGAGTTTGGTTCTCTGATGTATCGGGTTCTCAAAACTTCTCATACCAATCACGTGATGTTAATATGAACATACGTGATATTATGTTAGATTGGGTAAGTGGTTCAAAGGAAAACAACGGATTGATTGTAAAACTTGATAATTCCCTCGAAGACGATACAAATGATTATGGTATTCTTAAATTCTTTAGTAAAGAAACAAATACAATCCATCAACCAAAGATTAGAATTGGATGGGATGATTCAGTATTTTCAACAGGTTCATTATCTGAACTAACGGCAGAAGATATTAAAGTATCATTAACTAACTTTAAAAAAGAATATAAGGTAAATACAACTCAACGAATTAGAGTTAAAGGTAGAGAACTATATCCTCGAAAGACATTTAGTTCTACATTTAATTATGCAACAACTAATTTTCTACCAACAACAGCATATTATCAAATAAGAGATTATCACACCAACGATATAATAGTTCCCTTTAGTAATTATACAAAAATAAGTTGTGATTCTAATGGAAATTATTTTGATTTAAATTTATCGAATTGGGAAACTAATAGAACATATAGTGTAGAGATAAAGGTTATCCAATCGGGTAATGAGCAATATTTTGATGATGATTATACTTTTAATGTAATATCCTAATGGAGAAGAAAGGTTTACAAAACGAAAAATTTATTCGGAAGATTAAAAAAGATGGGTCTACTGTATTAAAACCAAAAAATGATGTTGGTATAAATGTAGTGGATAAATCAGATACGTCTTCAGGTTTAATTTCGGGTAAACTAATTAGACCAAAGTATAATCAAGAAGAGCTATTAAAATCAGTTGATACTGAGATAAGTGAGTTATTACCACGAACAAGACCTGAATTAGCAGATACAGTACTTCGTTCAATATATAATGATGCACTTACTTCGATTGATGACTTAACAGCTCAGGTTGAAACATTGGAAGGACAAGTTGGAAGTTTAACATCACGAGTTGAATCTTTGAATGCAACAACTGAGAGTTTGAAGAGAGAAATTGATGGATTGATTATTTCTAAAGTATCATCAGATGAACAACTTGTAGTTACACAAGAAAGTTTTTCAACTGCTCAAACTGATTTACAAATTGCAATTCAAAACTCAACTCAAGAAGCAATTCAACGAGTATCATTAACTGCTAGAAATCAATCGTTATTACAGGAGGTAGATTTACTAAGAGAACAATTATTTGGTAGAACTGCACAAATAGCAGCAGGGGCAGATTCTTTAAGTGAAACTGTAACCATCAATAACCTAAATAAAGGAGGTGGTAATTTTGATATTTATGCAGAATCATTAAAAGGTACCAATGGATTCCGAGGTTTTAAATCGGGTGAGAAATTTGAAATTGTAAATAGTGGAGCAGATGCAGTAACTGTTAAGTTTGAAAAAAGTGATGATGGTGATACTGGTTGGTTTAGTATCAGCATACCAGGTAGTACTAATACTCCAAGAGGTAAACAAGTATCAATTCCCGGAGGTCAGCAGGTTGTAGTTACTATTAAAGAAAACATGAATATTATCGATGATAAAAGACCAACTGGGTGGGGTAAAACTCGAAACTATGATGGTAAAGTAGTGGTAACAACACCATCAGGTGAAGTTCAATACACTACACGATTAAGAAAAGCAAGAAAAGCAAGTAAATTATAATGGCAATTAAATCATTTAAAGAAATATTAAATAACAAGGGATATAGGATAGCCAAAAAAGATAGAGAGATTTTTGAAGAAGGAACTCTCCAATCCTTTTTTGGGTTTTCTGATTCTGATGTAATTGAATTTATTGCATATGATATAAATGATAATCAATTACCCTTACAATTAAATCCCGCTGGAGATACTGCATTGGTTAAGTATATTCCACTTACAAGTGAGAATATTAAAAATTATTTTTTAATAGCAGAAGGAACTACTTTACAACTTGGTAATTTTCCTAAAGAATATTTTATAGATGTAAATCAAATCTTAAATGATTCGGGATATGATGCCGGTATTTTTAAAACTCAAGTAACCCTACTCAATAGAAGAGTAGGTGATTATCGTCAAAATATAAACGCAAAACTTTGGATAAAGGAAATATCTCCTTCAAGAACTGAAATCAAAGTTCTTCCACAGAGAAATAATGTTGCAGATTCTACTGATTTAAGAAAACGATTTGGTATGTTGGCCAATGATTCTGATTTCAGAGATGATGTAATACCATTTGTATTTCAATTTATTAATCAGGTAACGCCAAATGATATCGATACATTTATCAAACAAATATACACTACTAAATGGTTTAATAAATTAACTGAAGAGTTTAGTATAAGAGAGTTTGATAGATTTGCAACACGAGTACATAAAAAATATATAGAAGCAGTAACTAATGAGTTTCAAAATAAAATTTCAAATGTAAATGATGCTAACTTTGGTAAAAAGAAGGGAGGATTGCCTTCATTGGAATTAAGTGTAGAGGCAGTTGAACAAATTTGTTTGAAAATATTAGTTGATGTTGTTGATAGGGAATTACCTAAAAGACAACTTCAAAAAACTGAAATTGATACTGAGTTAGATAGGAGTATTGATAGAACCACAGCAATATTATCATCAAGAACTTCTGATTTAGTTTTTAATGCACAAGTACCTGCAGTAGAAGTTACGATTGAAAAGCCAACAACTATTAAAGAAGTTCAGGTAAATACAAAAATTGATGATGAGGTAAAAACTGTAATTCCTGATTTAGATGAGGTTATAGATTTTGTAGACCCCAATCCAATTAAGACAGTTGAGATTGTTTCATCTCCAAATGTAGGTGGGGGCTCCTCGGGTGGCGGTGGAGGTTCTACGCGAGAATTTATAACTGATGTATTTGATGAAGATAATTTTGAAAATAATAGTTATGTAAATAGACCAATGAATAATATTAATAGATTATAATGGGGTACATAGAAAAATATTATTTAGAAAACCTAAACCAAGGTAATAGTCAAATAGACTTTGATGCGTTTGGACCCCAAGGACCAGGTGGAACTAATGTCTTAATGAGAGATGATTCTTCGGGTGGTGGTGGAATCACTCCAAATAAAGATTTAACTCTCGATGAAGATAAAGATATTTCAACTACTTTAGGTAATAATTTAGCAACTGCAGATGAATACACTATTAATATTACCACTAGATTTCCTAATGCAATTGAAGTTGGTGCTACTGTATATTTAAACAATATCCCACTTCCAAGTTTAACTCCAAAAAATTATAAAGTTAAGTTATCAACTTTATTTAATAGTGGACCCCAAACTATTGAAGTAAGAAAAAGTGGATATAGTAGTAATCAAAAATATATTTTAGAAGTTGTAGGTTCTGGTGAAAATAATATTGAAGATGTTACCTTATTAGAAGATAGTGTATCTCAAAAAATATTAGGAGTTAATAAATTAGAATTAAACATACGATATTTTGAAGATAATGTAGAAACTCCATTTGTGTTTCAACCTAAAGGTAATTTGACAACTATCCCATTTACACTTACTAAAGAACCAAAAGTTCAGGCACCAAACAATACAAATAGTGTAAGTATAACTTTATCAGGCCCCGATTCATCCGTTGAAATTCAATCGGGCGATGAGACTGATTTATTAGATTCAGGTGAAGAAACCTTCGTAGAAAATACAGGAACTAAATATCTTATTAAATCACCAAATACTACCTTATATAGAATATCAGAAATTGTTGTAACTGATATTGATGGTAATAGTGAAAGATTAACTGCAGGAAATTCCGAGTCAATTTCAATGGAACTTGTTTTAAATAGAGATTTAACTGTAACTATTTTATCACACAGAGTGGTAAAAACAAAAGTACTAAAGCCACTTATCAAATTAAAGAGTCCATCTACAAAAAAATATAATATTAACGAAAAAACTGATATACCATTGATTGTTGAAAAAAACGATGATGTTCGTGCAATATCAATGATAATTGGAAGTGAGATTTTAGAATTTGATAATCTTAAAAAAGGTAAATATGCTGGTATAAAGATACCACATAGATTAATAGAATCAATTGGAAAATATAAAATAAAGTTATTTCCTTATTCAATATCTGAATTACAAAAGGGTCAAAAAGAGGAGAACGTAAAAGAGTTACCACCTCCACCTAAACCAATACCCAATCCAAATATAGTTAAGGAAACACCAGTTTTAATAGATACACAAAAGGAAACTGATATATCAGTACCTCCTGTTGATAAGGGTAATTATTCATTACCACCATTACCTATCCAACGAGATAACAATCGTGGTGGCGATTCGTTTGATAGGATTGGGGGAAGAAGTTAAAAGATAAAATATGCCAAAGTTTAATTTTAATAGCGTATTTCAAAGATTGAGAGATAAGGTAGCTACAAATCCTAAATCTCCTATCAATCAACGCCCTAAAATTGTAAAGTACGATAACTCTACTAAGGCACAACCTTCAAAAAATGAATTAGGGTTACCGAGTATTCTTAGACCTATTGATAAACTACCACCAATATCATTATCAGATAGACCATTACCATCGGTAAAGGAAGAGTTTGTTTCAGAGGAGTTTCTTACCAATGAAGCAAAAGATGTACAAGATTCATTTGATATTCTTGATAGTGCAGTTGATTTTACATTAGATGTAGTTGATGAGGTTTATATTGAAACACCTGATATTCGTAATATCAAATATCCTAAAGAAATTAAGGGTGGTGATTTTATTGGATTTGATGTTGATTTTGAAGTATCATTTGACACTACTAATTCTACCTCTTATGTTAATGTAGATATCGGTAGAGTTAAGGGTGCATTAAGAAAATCACCTGATGAAAAAACACGTTTACGTGGTGAGAGTGCAAAAGGTGGTGGTAGATTTGGTAAACCAAGCGAATCGGTTAATAGATTCCTTTTAAAATTTAATGTAAAGGAAGTTATTACTAACTATCTTGATTTAGAAGGAACTGAAGATTTAGATATTATTAAGATTCCATTTAGTTTAACTCCTGTTAACGCTAATAGTAAAAAGCAAGTAAACGGAAAAACGGAATCATTTACCATAGTGTTTGATAAGGGTGATTTAGAAATTCCAAGGTCTGTTGCTGTAAATAGAATTGTTGAAGGATTCAAATCACAATTAGATGCGAGTATTTTTTCAAATTCTAAATACCTTACTCACTTAGCACATTTCGGTGATGGTAATAATAAACTAATTAGTAATTGGATTGGGATAAATGAAAACCCTGATGCAAAGGATGGTGATACTTCTTTAATAATAAAGTTGTATGAACCATTACCAACTAATATCCAACCAAATCAAAAACTTTGGATATCTAAATTACAATCAGAACCGATTATTGAAACTATAACTTTGAATAGTGAGGATGATGAATATTGTCCTCCACTTCAAGGTCCTAATTTTTCATTAGAGGTAGATAACGGAATCGGATATCAGATATACGATGATTTATTAGCGAGTGGGTCAACATCATCAACTGATTTAGTTAATGAGTACACGAGCACACTTGGTATTGATACTTCTAAACTATCAATTTTATATGCAACAGGTTCTGATTATACTTTTGATAATTATGTACACTTTGGTTCTGCCGAAGAAAGAATTAAAAACTTCTGGTATAAAGTTCAATTAATCGAAAGTTATGAGGAAACACTTTCAGGATTAACAGGTGTTCAAGTAGAAGTTGCAAATCTTGAAACCGAAGATGGGGTTGTACTTCTTACTGAAGATGGTAAAACTTTAAGTATAGATGCACTTTCAATTACTCAACAAACTCAAGTACAAGCACAAAATGTTACTGATAAAATAAACGCAGTAATTCGTGGGTTTGATGGATTTGAAAAATTCTTATATACAACTCCTGAAAATCAAGGAGGATATCCAAAGAACGGAAATGTACTTGTTGCTACAACAAATTCAAGAGCAATTAGTTGGTATTCAACGAGTATAAATGTTGCATCAAATTACGATAAAAACAATGTAAATTACTTAGTTAATAATTTACCAGAATATATCCGAGAGAACTACGAGAATGAAGATTTTATGTTGTTCTTAGATATGATAGGGCAACACTTTGATACTATATGGTCATATATAAATGGTATTTCTAATTCAAAAAGATTAGAACATAAAATAATAAACGGAATTCCTGATACATTGGTATCTCATATGTTAGAATCAATGGGTTGGGATGGAAAACGAGCATATGATTCTCAATTTTTATGGGAATATGCATTAGGATTAAATAAAGATGGTAGTCCAAAATATGATAGAAGTTTAAAAGATGCTAATGAAGAAATTTGGAGAAGAATTCTTAATAATTTACCATATTTACTAAAACACAAAGGTACTAAACGTTCTTTAAAAGCAATTCTTGCAACATATGGTATTCCACAATCACTTCTTACTATTATGGAGTTTGGTGGGCCAAAAGACCCAACTAAGGGAAGTAGTACTAACTTTACATTTGAAGATAGAACTGCAGCAATAAAATTAAGTGGTTCACAATATGTTCAAGTAGATTGGAATTCTAATACCCCACCAAACTCAGTTGAATTAAATGTTAAGTTTGAAGAACCGGGTAATTATGGATTAATATATAACATAGATGATTCACCAATACCAAATATAAGTTGGAAACTTGAAGCAAATCAAACAACAGGTTCATTAGGTAAGATAAAACTTACTGTATCGGGAAGTTCAAATGTTAACGAATTAGAATCAAGTGAATTAAGATTATTTAATGATACTTACAAGCAAATCGCAATTACACGAGAAGTATCATCTCCATCAGCATCATTCAATCTTTATGTAAAAGAGGCAAAAGGAGACCGATTAAGAATTAATGATTCTCAAGTTTTAGAGATTGATGAAGATAGTGGATGGAGTACCTTTGCGGGTGAAGTTTTACAAGTTGGTGGTAGTGGTAGTGCTGGATTAATCGGTTCTATTGATGAATTCCGTTTATGGAGTACTCCACTTGAAGATAATGTAATAACTAATCATGCAAAAATTCCTGATGCAATTAACGGTAATAACTATACTGCATCTGCAAGTGAACTTTTATTAAGACATGATTTTGAATACCCAAAAAATAGACATACGAGTGGTGATGTTGAAATTATAAACGTTGCCATAAGTAATGAATATCTTGATATTGATGATAATATTGTTACAAGTTCTATCGCAGTAAATTTTGCTAACTTAGCATCATATCCATATAATTATGAATCATATGAACGAAGTGTAACTGCACAAGTTCCTTCAATGGGATTCACATCTGCAGATAAGATTAGATTTGAAAATCAAACATTAGTTGGTAACTTATCACATAAAACTCGTGCAACAACTAAGTCATTTGACCAATCTCCCGTTGATTCACCAAAATTAGGATTGTTCTTCTCACCAACTAAGGAGTTGAATATGGATATCCTAAAATCGTTTGGTAATTTTAACATCGATAATTACATTGGTGACCCACGTGATGAGTATAATGATGAATATACTGAACTAACTATTCTAAGAGATTATTACTTTGAACGATTAGATAGAAATGTACAGGAATATATTCAATTAGTACGATATATAGATAAATCATTATTTGATGTTCTCGAGGATTTAGTTCCTGCAAGAGCAAAAGTTGCTAAAGGTTTATTAATTGAACCTCATATTCTTGAAAGAAGTAAGCAGAAATGGGAAAGGCCTACATCTGAAAAGAAAGATTATGAAACTGAAATCAATATTGATGCTAATAATGATATTGAATTAACCTATGATACTCAACTAGCAGAAATAAATGTTGATGATGGTGTAACGTTTAACCCAACATATGATACTTATGATAGTACTATAACTGCAAATGATGATATTGTATTAGACCCAAGTTACGATACTTATGATGGTTTAATATCAGGTTCAGAGGATATTGTTTTAAATGGTGAATATCCAACATATATTGGTGAAGCATCCGCACCAATTGGTGAGGAATTAACAGGATTAGTAGATTTAACTGATTTTGCTCAAGTAGGTTTTGATGATGCTGGATTTGGATTATTTGCTAGTGAATCTCATGCTAAAGTAACTACACTTGATATTCTTGGTAATATTACTTCAAGTAGAAAGCAGATTTACGAAGTAGATAATCAATTTATTCAACAAGTGTTTACACAAACTGAAGGTTGGCCAGCAACTACAAATAACGAACAAATAAAATACGAGTATGTTAACGTTACTAAAACTAAGACAGATGTAACTGTTATCCCGTTCGGAGGTTCCGAACCAAGTGTTAGTGGTAATATTACCAAAGTAACTCCATTGGATGGTTATTTACCTACACATTACAAATTTGTAAAAAATCATTCATTAGGTTTTGAAAGAAGTTTTTATAAAGGTTCACAACAAACAACAACAACAACTCCTGATGGATTATCACCGGTAGAAACTATTACAACTAATCCAAATATCTTGAAAGTTGCAGATACGGGTAGAGGAAGTGGCGAACCTATATTGGAAGTTGATTGATGAAATTAAAAAAATTAGATATTTATATTTATTAAAAAGAAAAGGAAAAACCCATGGCATATTTAGATAATACATCCATTACGGTTGATGCGATACTAACTAAGAAAGGTAGACAGAAGTTAGCATCGGGTCAATCTCTTAACATCACTAAATTCGCATTAGGTGATGATGAGGTAGATTATTCGTTATATGAACCAGCACATCCGCTAGGTTCTGCATATTACGATTCAGCGATTACTGCAATTCCAATTTTGGAAGCAACTCCTGATGAAACGCAAGCATTAAGATATAAGTTAGTTACTCTTAGTAAGGGTACAACTCAAATTCCGATTGTTTCTCTTGGTGTATCTACCATCGGAGTTTTTCAGGATGAAGGAGAAGTTGCTCTTTCACCAACAACTTCACCACAGGGAAATCTCAATGCAGGATATACTGCAGTGTTAGCAGACCAAAGAGCGGGAACATTAACAGTTACACAAGGAGCAACGGCAGCAGCAACAATTCCGGTTGGATTAGGAGAAGAGGTAACAACTACTGCACAAGTAGTAGCAGGATTAACATTTAACTTTATTCCGAACTCATCTTTAACATCTAACGTTTCTACAACTATTACAGTTTATGGAAATGAAACGGGTGGTTCAATTTCGATTCCTGTAACCGTAACATATAGAACATAAAAAGGATAAGAGATGGCAATAATTAATGACTCAGCAATAGCAAATCAGATAGCAAACTTAGTAAATGGGGGAGCATTTGATGTAGCGGAATTAACATCACTCATTAACTCGGGGTTACCTGCGGGACAACAACTTCAAGTAAGTGCAGGATTGTTAGAAGGTCCTTTCAAAAGATTTGGTTCATTTGATAAAGTTGATGCAAAAACTGAAGTAGTAACAACAGGTTTATGGACAGGGGATTTGGGTTCCCTAACTTCTTTTTTTACTTCGTCTACACAAACTGCAGCATCAACAGGTGATTACTACTACAATGTATATCAGGCAGACCCAAGTGGTGCAGATGCTGAAGTACAATTTGCAGTAGCATATGGACACGTAAATGGTAGTGGTTCAGTATCATTAACAAATGATGATACATCTACATTACCAACTAAAGCAACATATAAACAATATGCATCTACACTTTTAAATGATGCAGATAATAACTTCCAATTTGAAAATGGAAGTGGAGTGGCTTCAGATTCAAATTCAATCTATGCTATAAACTTATCAAGAACTCGATTTAGAGAAAAGATGGACCCGGGAAACTGGTCATTAAGTTTATCAGGTTCAAACGGATTATTTACTTTCATTGATAATAGTGGTAAGAAATTTGGAGATACATTAGGAAACGCAGGTAGAGTATTTAAAGTAGTGAGTGGTTCACTTAACTTAGGTACTGAAAACGAAGCAACTATTAACACTACAACTTCTTCAGGTGATGAGGGATTTGGTTTATTCTATCCTGATAGAGGTGTACTTGTTCTTAACCCATCGGCAATTCAAGCAACAGTAGGTTCAGTACCTTATGGAAGTTTGGTTGGAGATGTTGGTATTACTGAAAATACTGAAAATCATAAAAGATTATTCCAAGCAATTGAATTAGGTGGTGATTTTGAAGCAAGAAGAACTGAAAATGTATCTACACAACATTTCTTTGTAAGAGCAACAAACCGAGAGTTTAATTACTCCAACAACCCAACATATACAAACACCGATGGTACATTTGTAGAAACATCATTTGAAACAGACCCAAAAACTTACATTACAACCGTAGGATTATTTAATGATTCAAATGAAATGATTGCAGTTGCAAAAACTTCACAACCTGTACCAAAATCATTTGATAAAGAAGTATTAATAAAAGTTAAACTTTCATTCTAATTAAATTTCTTTAAAATATAAATTGTAGAGAGACCCCACCAAACGTGGGGTTTTTCGTTTTTTAATATTTATACAAAAGAATTATTTTAAATGTTCAAGAATATACCAAAGTCAGATATTAATGTCAATCCCTTTAAAGTTTATAAGGAATGGTCATTAGATGAAAATGATTTAACACCTTATTTCGGAGAGGAGGTAACGGGTTCACATTTTGATGCTGATACCGATGAGAAATCAAATGGGGTATATAAGCGAATTTTATTTGATTCAATCAAATCACAATTTTACTTAAATCCAGCAACAGGTTCAATACTTACTGAAGTGGGTTTAAGAGAATCATATACCTCAACTGATGAAAGAGATATTGAAACCGAGATAGCGGTTCTATCAGTACCTCAGGAGTATTATGGGGAAGGTATGAAAGTTGGTTCGGTAGTTCTTAATAATGGTGGAGTTGTTTTAACTGATGATGGTTATTCTAACTTAAGAAACACATCTAATGAAATTAAGGGAAATGTTTTTTATGATAGAGGATTAGTAGTATTGACGAAAGATATAAATCCAGCATCAACCCTTTCTAATTTTCAATTAGATTTTCGTTCAACCATGACAATTTATGAAAACGAAGTATTTTTACAAGTTGGTGAAAGTGAATTTAATGTATCTCAAAATCCAAGTGCACACGTTAATGGATTTATTAAAAATATACCATCATCAATAGATTCAAATATTATTGCTAAGTTTTCTGATTTTGAGTTTTCATCTTCAGTAGACCCAACGGGTTCTTACTTAGCACCATTTGTTACAACAATAGGTTTATATGATGATACTAACAATATGGTTGCAGTAGCAAAGTTACCAAGACCAATCAAATCGTTACCAGATTATCCTGTTAACTTTATAGTACGTTTTGATACTTAACTAATATTTATTAAAAAAGAATAATTATGACTTTAGAAGAAAGATTAGCAAAAAATCCACCTGCAACATCAAAAGCAAACACCAAAGGTGGTGATAAAACTCTAATCGAGGCAGATGGTGGATTAGACCTGATGCTGAACCAAGACCTTATTAAGAGTTCTGGTGGTAGAGAAATCGGACAAGGAGCTGGTGGATATGCACCATCTAAAACTTATTCCGATATTTTTAAATAAATTTAATGCAAAATTGGTTATACGAAAATAAAGAGGTTACCGAAGAAGTTATACCTGAAGATGCCGTAGGATTTGTTTATATGATTGAACACATTCCTACCGGCAAATATTATATTGGTAAGAAATCCTTAGAAAGTGTCCGAAATGTAAAAATCGGAGTTAGAGAATTAGCTCGTATCAAAGAAGAACGAAAGTTAAAAGGTATAAGGGGTTCATTACCAAAAAAGAAAAAAGTTAGAAAATCATCTGACTGGCAGAAATACTATTCATCAAATGATTGGATAAAAGAACAAATCACCGAAGGTAAGGAAGATGAGTTCAAAAGAAAAGTACTACAATTCTGCTATTCTAAAAAATCATTATCATACTATGAAGTACATTGGATGTTTAAATACGATGTACTCTCAGATGATAATTGTCTAAACGGAAATATATTAGGAAAGTTTTATAGAAAAGATTTGGATAATTAAAATATTATTTGTATATTTGTATCTTAACCATATTATATAATTATGAGATTACAAGACATAGCAGTTAAATATCGTATTTCCGATGCATTCCTTAATTCAAAAGAAGATGGATTAAAAGTAGCAGCAAAATCAATCGATGATATTATTGCTGAATTAGTACGTAAAAATGAAAGTCCTGATACCGTTATTAAATTACGTAGATTAAAAGATTTCCTACTCGATGTAAAAAATTCATCATTTTAATTTGGATTATTTAAAAAATATTCGTATATTTGGAATATTTTAATAACCAAAAAGAAATAAATGATTAGAACCGCAGAATGTGTATCCCCTATGCACCCCGATAAAATGTGTGATAGAATCTCGGATACTTTATTAGATTTACATTTACAACAAGACTCAAATTCCCGATGTGCAATTGAAACTTGTGGAGGTTTGGGTGAAGTCTATATTACGGGTGAAATAACTTCACAAGCAATAGTTCTTGCTCCTCAAATAGAAGAGGTAGTTAAAGATATCACTAAAGATGAAAATATTAAAGTAATTATCAATCTCAATCAACAATCACCTGAAATCGCTCAAGGAGTTGATACAGGTGGTGCTGGAGACCAAGGTATCATGATTGGTTATGCTTGTAGAGAAAACGAACAATTTATTCCACAAGAATATTTTCTTGCAAGAGAACTAAATAAGTTCATTTTTGAAAAATTTCCATATGATGGTAAAACACAAGTTACTATGAATGGTAATTCGTTAAGGGTTGTTTGCTCTTTCCAAACTGCACCAACTAAAATATTAAAAGAGTTAGTTAGTGAATTCTTCAGAAAATTTCCACAATATGGTATTGAAACACTACATTGTAATCCTGCAGGAGATTGGAACATTGGTGGATTTACTGCCGATGCGGGATTAACGGGTAGAAAATTAGCAGTTGATAATTATGGTCCAAGAGTTCCACTTGGTGGTGGTGCATTTAGTGGTAAGGATTGTACTAAGGTTGACAGAAGTGCTGCATATATGGGAAGACGTATTGCAGTAGATATCTTAGAACAAAGACCAGAAGTAAATGAAGTGTTCGTTCAACTTGCATATGCTATTGGATACAATCAACCTCTACAAGCAACTGCAATAGTAGATGGAAAACACGAATTTATTAAAGGATATGATTTATCACCTAAGGGAATTATTGATTTCTTAGAACTTAAAAAACCTATATTCGGAGAATCTGCTGCGTATGGACATATGGGTGCTGGATTTTCTTGGAAATAATTTTGATGTTTAAAAATAATTTTGTATATTTGATACAATGATTTCTACGAGGGACAGGTTAAAAGTAATAAATGTACTTGATAGTACATTGGGAGTTGGTACATCCTTAAAGGGTAATGAGCAGGCTCACCATTGTCCTTTTTGTCATCACCACAAGAAGAAGCTTCAAGTAAACTTAGAAACGCAATATTGGCATTGTTGGGTGTGTAACTCTAAGGGTAGAAGTATTCATTCTCTTCTTAAACGTCTACACGTAGATTATTCCCAATTAAATGTTATTAATGGAATTTATGGTGACCAACCTAAATCTACTAAACGAGAAGTAGAGGAAAAGATTCAACTTCGATTACCATCTGAATTTAAATCATTATTAACAAAACCCAAATCAATCAATCCAATTTATAATCAGGCAATAGGATACCTAAAGAAACGTGGTATTTCAATGGATGAGGTTAGTAAATATAACATTGGATATTGTGAAGATGGTTTATATGGTGGTAGAATAATCATTCCTTCATATAATGAAGATAACGAACTCAATTATTTTATCGCAAGAACTTTCTATGAAGATGTGGGAATGAAGTATAAGAATCCACCTGTAAGTAGAGATGTAATTGTATTTGATAATCAAATTGATTGGAGTGAACCAATTACTTTAGTAGAGGGTGTGTTTGATTCATTTGCAGTTAAGAGAAATGCAATACCCATGTTGAGTAAGTTTTTATTATCAACACTAAAAACTAAAATTCTCGAGAAGGGTGTAAAGGAAATTAATATACTAATGGATTCAGATGCAGTAGAAGATTCTACTAAACATACTGAGTACTTTATTAAGAATGGAATAACGGTCAAAAACATTATACCTCAGGGTGAATCTGATGCAGCAGATATGGGATTTGATAAGGTAAATATATTATTAAAAGAAACTGATGAAAGTGGATGGGATGACCTTGTACTTTCTAAATTAAACAACATATGACGGTAGAAAAAATTTACCACTTAGCGGATTTACATATTCGTAACTTAAAAAGACATAAGGAATATCGTTTGGTATTCGAGAAGTTTTTAGAAAATGTTAAGAACGATGGTATTGAAAATTCAATCATCTATTTAGCAGGTGATATTGCACATGCTAAAACTGAGATGAGTCCCGAATTAGTAAGGGAAATTAGTTGGTTCTTAACTGAATGTTCAAAATTAAAACATACATTCCTAATCACAGGTAACCACGATTGTAACCTTAATAATGATTATCGATTAGATGTATTAACACCAATCGTAGAAAACTTAAACAATGATAGAATACATTACTTACGAGACACTGGGACTTACAACTTTGGTAATATCACTTTTGTGGTTTATTCGATACTCGATAAAAAGGAGAATTGGCCAAAGGCAGAATTGGTAGATGGGGAGAATAAAATTTGTTTATTCCACGGACCAGTTAATAAAGCACAAACTGATGTAGGATATACAGTATCATCTAACTCATTTACAGTTGAAATGTTCGATGGGTTTGATATGGTGATGTTGGGTGATATCCATAAACGTCAAACATTTGGTAAAGGATATGAACACGTTGCATATGCAGGTTCAATGATTCAACAAAATCATGGAGAACTCCTTGAGAATCATGGTTACTTAGTATGGGATGTAAAATCTCGTACCTTCGAAGAGTTTCATATTCACAACGATTATGGTTACTTAACCGTTGATGTGGTCGAGGGGGAGATTCCTCAATGGGTTTATGATGAAGTTGATACCAAACTACCAAAGTATCCACGATTGCGTCTTAGATTTACTCGTACAGAACCGAGTGATACTAAACGTTGCGTAACTGAACTTAAAAAACTATTCAAGGTTTCAGAAGTAACGGTTACACGAACTGACACTATTGGTCAATTAAAAACTAATCAAAGCATAAACAAGAATATTGTTGGTAATGTTAAGGATGAAACGTTTCAAAATCAACTAATTCGTGATTACTTAGAAAGACAGTTCTTATTGGATGGTGATGAGTTGGATAAAATTGGTGAAATCAACAAAGAGATAAACTCTCAGGTTGATGATACTAAGGTTGCAGAAAATGTATTATGGGTACCTAAAACATTTGAGTTCTCTAATATGTTCTCCTATGGTGAGGGTAATAAGATTAGATTTGATAATGCAAAGGGAATAATAGGTATCTTTGCACCCAATGCATCAGGTAAATCTTCACTCTTCGATGCACTATCGTTTTGTATCTTTGATAAATCATCCCGTACTTTCCTTGCAAAGAACATTATGAATAACCGAAAGGATTGGTTTAAATGTAAATTCCATTTCCAAATCAACGATGTGGATTACTACATTGAAAGACGAGCAAAGACGGTTAGTAAAGGAAAGAGTGTTAAAGTTGATGTAGATTTCTGGTCAGAGAGTGGTGGAGTTGTAACTTCTCTTAATGGAGAACAGCGTAGGGATACTAATCACATGATTCAACAATACTTGGGTAGTTATGATGATTTCGTATTAACTGCACTATCCTTACAAGGGAACAATGCATTGTTTATCGATAAATCTCAGACAGAGAGAAAGGAAATCTTATCTCAATTTATTGGAGTAGATATTTTTGATAAGTTGTATCAAAAGGCAAGTGAGGAATTTAAAGATACTACCACACTTATCAAAAAATTTAAGAGGGATGATTTCACCACCAAACTTGCCGACATCGATACTCGATTAGTTGCAAAGAAAAATGAGTATAAGTTAACTACTACTCAATATGATTCTTTAAAGGATGAAGAAGAAACTCTTAATAAACAAATCATCTCATTAAACGAGAAGATTATTAAGTTAAATGCAGATAGTGGAAAATCAATCGATGAATTACAATCAACTCTTAACTCGTTAGAAAGTAGAAAAGCTCAAATAATTCAAGGAAAGGAAGAAATTCAAACCCGAATTGAAGAAAAGGAGGGAGTTCAAATTAAATTAGAAGATGAGATTGATTCGTATGATGAAGATGATATCACCAAAAGATATAACGAATATAATCAACAAAAGCAAGAATTATCTAAACTTAATATTGAATTAGACAAGTTACAAATTCGTAAAGAATCATTAGAGGAGCGAGTTAAGCACGTAAAATCACATGAATATAATCCTGATTGTGAAATATGTTTAAAAAATTCTGAAGAGTATATTAATGCGAAAATATCGTTACAATCTGAACTATCAATAGTAGTTGAGGAAATGTCTGAGTTTGAAAAATCAAAAGATGTAATTGAAGCATCATTAGAAATCAACTCAGAAGTAAACCAACAGTTTACTAATTTAAATAATCTTAAAGTACAAGAAGATAAAGTTAGTAGAGAAATTTCAGGACTTATCAACAAGTTATCAACAACCGAAACTCAAGAAATTCGTTTAGAAGCACAAGTTACGGAACAAACTAAACTAATTGAAGAATATCTAAAGAACGAACAAACCATTGAAAACAATCGTAAAATTCGTGTAGAAATTAGTGGAGTTCGAGATAAACTATCCATAATTAAGAATGACCTTAAACAGTCAAATACCTTAGTACTTAAACTTAATGGTGAAGTATCTTCACTTCAGAATCAAAAAGAAACTATCGAAGAACGAATTAATGAGGTTAAGGAGTTGGAGGAACAACATCGTTTGTTTGAATACTACCTAAACTCATTGGGTAAAGATGGTGTATCTTACGAATTGATTTCTAAAGCACTTCCAATGATTGAGGGAGAGGTAAATAACATCTTAACTCAGATTGTAGAATTTGGAATGCAATTAGAGATGGATGGAAAGAATATCAATGCATACATCGTATATGATGACCAGAAATGGAGTTTAGAGATGTGTAGTGGTATGGAACGATTTATTAGTGGTCTTGCAATCAGAATTGCTTTAATCAATGTATGTAACCTACCACGTCCTAACTTCTTAGTGGTAGATGAAGGGTTTGGAACATTAGATAATGAGAATCTAACATCATTGTATATGTTGTTTTCATATTTAAAAACACAATTCGATTTTGTAATGATTATTTCACACATCGATTCAATGAGAGATGTGGTGGATTCATTACTTGAAGTTAAAAAAGTAAATGGGTTTTCAAGTATTAAATTATGAAAATAGGAATTATAGGACAGGGGTTTGTTGGTAATGCAGTTTATCAAAAGTTTAAAGAACATTATGATGTATTGACTTACGATTTGGATGAAACTAAATGTAACTCTACATTTGAAGATGTATCTAAATGTGATTATGTATTTACCTGCTTACCTACTCCTATGAATTCTGATGGAAGTTGTAATACTAATATTGTAGAAGATGTAATCAAACAAATTGATGAGATTGGTGTAACTAAAGGTATTGTTGTTAAATCAACTATTACACCTGGCACTACTCAAAGTTGGAATGATACATATAAAACAAACATTGTATTTAATCCAGAGTTCTTAACCGAACGAAATGCGGTAAAGGATTACGAAAATCAGAATAGGATTATATTAGGAGGACCAAGACCAACAACAACTTACCTTAAACGAATATTCTCAAATGTATTCCCAAAAGCACATATAGTAAAAACCGATTCAACTCATGCTGAGATGGTAAAGTATTTAACAAATACATTCTTAGCAACTAAAGTATCATTCGCTAATGAGATGTATCAGATTTGTGAGAAGCTGAATATAGATTACGATAAGGTAGTGGAATACTCAACCTTTGATGATAGGTTAGGTAAAACACATTGGAGTGTACCGGGACCCGATGGTGATTTTGGTTATGGGGGGCATTGTTTCCCAAAGGATGTTAACGCATTGATTTATTTAGCTGATGAGTTGGGATTATATCCAACTATGTTAATGGCTACTAATCGTAAAAATGATGTAGTACGAAAAAATAGGGATTGGGAAGCTATGAAAGGTAGAGCAGTTATTTAATATTTACTACAATAGTATAAAAATGTAATGAAAGAAGTAACTGATAGTGGAAATTTAAAAGTATTGTATCCAAGTTATACATACTTTTTAGATTTACTAAAAGCTAAAAAACAATTTAACTACACACGAATTCAGCATGGTGTATCTGATGTTTTAATAGAATCATATTCTGATATAAATGAATTGTTAAAAGATATTCAATCACAGGATTGGTTAAAGATTTCAACACAGGTAGTTCAAGCAAATCATGGAGTATTACAATTTTGGCATAAAACCAGTAATCCTATTTTAGAAAAGTTTGCAGCATCATATAGAATCATGTATGAGGGTAATTCCTTAATTCCTAATTTACATCTTGGAGTATCGGCCGGTATCGGATTTGGAAAAAACGGTCATGGTAGTTTACTCGAAACAAATCCGATGCAACAAAACCGTGCTTTAGTAATGCAAACACTAACACAACGAGTAGATAAAATATATCACGGTGGTATTCCAAGACATATGTCAGTTATGGGTGAAACCTTTGATTTTTTTGATAAATTAAATCAAATGGAATTTGATGTTGTCATATACGGGCCAATGTATATGAAAGAATATCGTAATATTTTTAAAATTAATAGTTTTCATCATTTACCCATAGCACCTACCGGTGCAATTGGAGAGATTGAAAACATATTTCCACAATTAATTGAATATTGTACTAAGTTAAAAAATCCACTAATATTAAATTGTTCGGGACATATAATTTCTCAACTACTGGCATACAATTTAAGAAATACTTCTATTTCTAATTTTGATATTGGTATTGGGTTTAATTGGAATATTCGAGAAATTTTAAGGACCAAATATCCTGATGTGAATAATCCATGGATTCGGAAGAATGAAAATTTTCTAAAAAAATGTATTTTAAATATACGAAAATAATTATTTAGTTTTTAAAACATTATTGGGTAGAGGTTTCACATTTGATGAAACCTTTTCTTTTATAAGAGATTCTACCAAGCCATTCATTTTATATCCTCTATCCTTACAAAACTCCTTTAATAATTGATGAACTTCTGCATCAATTTGTAACATTGCGTATTTTTTATTCATTTCTTTAGAACTCTTTAGTTTTCTTTAGAATAAATATTACAAATTTAAAATCTAATATATTTATGATGGAACAAAGGATTACTACATGGCAAGAATCAAAAAATTTTCACCGAAAGAAAATCTAACTTCTTTCAATACATTTATTGTAGATACAGGAAATAACTCCGATTATTTCAGAATTACAGAATTTAAAGACACCTTTACCGGTGGTAAGAATGGATTCCTTATTGAAGGTTCTCCATACCTTAAAGAATCTACTGAAATCAAAATGGAAATTCTTGATGTAGAGGGTAATCCTATATACTTTGAACCAGGTAATGGTATTCCCGAATACTATGAAGGTATATCAAAGTTAATTGCAGTTTATGTTTATGAAGATACACCAATTGGTAATGCTAAAATATCAATTCTTGGAGAATTAAAGGAATATATAGATGAGACAGGTGTTGTCAGACAAATACCATCTGAATGGCAAGGTGTATATAATGTTAAGTGGGAACGAGAATTTAAGGTCAATAGACTTATAGCCAATGAAGATAGAGTTCGTTTTTACAGAAGACCCCAAGTTAATATTGATGAAATTGTTAAACCTATTTTTAGCGGTAATCCACCAACAACAACTCAAGTAGGAACTGTCAATGGTCTTCCATTAGTACCAACCGAAAATACCAATTTATCAAACTTTACGTTACCAACATCATATCGATTAAAGGTAGATAGTGGAAATGGGTGGACTGGTTCCATGCAGAATCAAACGGTTTTATTTGATAACCTAAACTACTCACCAAGAATCGATGAGGTAATCAATGAAACCGAAATAGTAGTATCACCACCATATTCTGAAAATAATATTGTAAAATCTTTTAGTGGTGAAGATTACTCGGTAACGTTTACACATCTTGAAGGGTTTAGTGATTTAGCAACTGCACTAACGGGTTCTTTTGCTAAAATTAAGATTACCGATATGAAAACTTTTGTAGGTGATGCTGCAAGAGTTAAGGTATTTAGACGTTCACAATCTCAAATAACTGATTATGAGTTTGTGCAAGAAATTCAATTAGAATCAAATGAATTATTAAGAGATATTGAAACTCGTCAAAAGACTGAGGAAACTTATGGAATTTTTACTCAAAATATTTTAAATGAGTATTGGGATGTATCCGATTCAGAGTTAACCACAACCTTTAATCAAGATTTCTTATACAATTCGGTAAAACTAAGTGGTTCAACTGGCCAATACTTTTTTACAACCCAAAGTTTTGATATACAGGATGGTGTAGAATATACATTAGATTTAAATGTAAGAAAGGAAACAACTAATCCGAATCATTCTCTTAGAGTATTTTTAAGTGGGTCTTATAATGGTAGTGGAAAATCACAAGATATAGTTTCCATAGATTCTTCTAACTTTATATTACAAAAAACTAATTTTAATGAGAATATAATTGCAGAGAATTTTGATTCTGCTTCTTTATATATAGAACCAAATGGTAGCGATTGGTACATTAACAATGTTAGTTTAAAAGCATCACAAGAAACTTCATTTTCACCAGATGAAATAACCTTTATTCAACAGGTGCCAAAAACATTAGAAGCTGAAACATTTGATTATCGTTTTGAGTTTTATGATATTAATAATAATTTTATACCTGTAAATGTAGAAGAATCAAAAACATTTGTAGGTGGTAATTTAAATCTATTTCAAAAAAGTATTGATGTAACTCCCGATAGTTTGTATTTTGCATTTGATTCTGCATCAAATCCTGCAAATCCCCTACCTCCAACTGTAATTAACTTTGATGTAGAAACAAACGTAATCACAGGTTCAATTAACTACACTTCAGGTGCGTTTGATTTTTTTGGAAATGAAATACCATCATCTGAATATGTAGGCGGTCAATATCCTGGTCTATTAAGTAATATTGAGGATAGAAGTGGTAGATTTCCATTTCTGACTGTACAAAACTTTACAGGTTCACGTGATGATTTAACCGTACAATTTATTCGATATACTGCAGAAGTAGAGGGTGTATCTGATACATTTGTTATTACTCGAGTAGAAGATGGTAAGGGTGGTGTAAACTTTGAAATAGTTCCTTATCGTGGTACTATTATAAAAAATAAAGAAAGTAAAACACTTGAGGTTCAAGCAATACGAGTTGATGGGATTAATCGAATTGAATTAAAAGATGGATTAACAAGAAACTTCTCCGATGCGAAATTACATTTAGCATCTGCATCACTTGATGGTGTGAATGAAGTTACTACATATGTATCACTTTCTCAAGCGATAACTAATCCTGATTTTATTACAGGTATTTCGGCTGGTACAACGGGCAGTGGTGAGATAGATTACAATGCAGAGTTTACACGAGATGCAATTGATAATGAGTTGATTGTTTACTTAATGGATGGTCCCACCTCTCAATCAATTTTAACTTCGTTAATTCTCACCGATTTAAAAGATGGTTTAAATAATGGAGTAGTTACTTCATTGTCAGACCAATTCAATATAAAATACATACCAAGGGAAACCGGTAACTTTAATCCATCATCAAGTCCCGTAACCGCATCATTCCAACGAAGAGGTACTACATTAAATCCCGTATCTGCAAGTTTGGATATAATTCCATCATCATCCATAGAACCAAAAACAGAAATTCCACATT